CTGGAACTCCACGTTGCTATCATTGACCAAGATGGTCTATGGTCTGGAATTCCAGGAACTATCCTAGAGAAATTTGCTTATGTTTCTAAAGCATCTGATGCAAAATCTCCAAACGGAACTAACAACTATTACAAGAATGTAATTAACTCTACTTCTAAATATGTATGGTGGTTAGATCACACTACTGCAGTTCTTTCTGGATCTGCTTGGGGTACTGCTGCTCAAGTTGGTTCTGTTGGTACTATTTTTGCATCATTATCTGCAGCGTATATTTCTTCCCTATCAGGTGGTGTTGATGATCTAGCAGTTACTGATGGCCAATTAGAAAATGCTTGGGCACTTTATGCTGACGACGCTCAGTATGATATCAGCCTATTGCCAGTTGGTCCAGCTTCTGCTACTGTTGCTCAGTATGTTATTTCTAACATTGCTGAAACTCGTCTTGATTGCGTAGCGTTTATTTCTCCACAAGACGTTTCTTCTGGTAACCCAATTACTGGTACTGGTTCTGCTGCTACTACTGCTCTTGTTGCGTATCGTAATTTAATCTCTAGCACTTCTTATGGTGTTATGGATTCTGGTTACAAATATCAATACGATCGTTACAACGACAAGTATCGTTTTGTTCCATTAAATGGTGATACTGCTGGTCTATGTGCTCGTACTGATAACACTAATGATCCTTGGTTCTCTCCAGGTGGTTTAAATCGTGGTCAAATTAAGAACGTAGTTAAATTGGCTGTTAATCCAAATAAAGCAGATCGTGATGTTCTTTACGCTGCTGGTATTAACCCAGTTGTTACTTTCCCAGGTGAAGGTACTGTTCTTTACGGTGACAAAACTCTATTGGCTAAACCAAGTGCGTTTGATCGTATTAACGTACGTCGTTTATTCATCGTTATGGAAAAAGCTATTGCTACTGCTGCTAAGTTCCAGTTGTTCGAATTTAATGACAGCTTTACTCAAGCGCAATTCCGTAACTTAGTAGAACCATTCTTACGTGGTGTTCAAGGTCGTCGTGGTGTTACTGACTTCATAGTTGTTTGCGATGGTTCAAACAATACTGGTGACGTTGTTGATGCTAACCAATTCGTTGCAGACATCTACGTTAAACCAAATCGTTCTATTAACTTTATTACTCTAAACTTTGTTGCTGCTCGTTCTTCAATCAGCTTCACAGAGCTTGGTGCTTAATAAATAAATAAAGAACTAAGGAGAAAAATAAATGGCAAATATTGCTGATTTTAAAGCGCAGATGTTGGGTGGCGGTGCTCGCCCAAACCAATTCCGTGTTGAACTAACATTTCCAAGTTTTGTGACATTAGGCGCAGTTGCTGGCCAACGTGCACAATTCTTGTGTAAAGCTGCTCAGTTACCAGCTTCTACTATTGAGAACATTGGTGTTCTTTATCGTGGTCGTCCTGTTAACTTTGCTGGCGAACGTACTTTCCAACCTTGGACTGTTACTGTGTATAATGATACTACTTTTGGTATCCGTAATGCACTAGAACAATGGCAGTCTGGTATTCAGAACTATGACACTACTGATGGTCGTGTTAATCCTACTGACTACCAAGTTGACTTAGCTGTACACCAATTAGATCGTAGTGGTGCTATCATCAAGACTTACAACTTTATTGATGCTTACCCAACTACTGTTGCTGCAATTGGTTTAGATTACGAACAACAAAATGCTATTGAACAGTTTGATGTAGAATTCCAATACAACTTCTTTACATCTGCTACTGGTGCTGCTTCTGGATTTGGTGTTAATGTTTCTGTTGACACTCCAGTTGGTAGTTTCCCAGTTTAATAATTAAACAATTCGAGGGTTTTATATAATGCAGTTATTTGGATTCGAGATACTACGTAAAAAGGAAAGGGAGTTAGACAGTATTGTCGCTCCTAATCCTCAAGATGGATCAACTGTAGTAAACACTGGTGTAAATGCTGGTGGTTACTATGGTATGGTCATGGACCTAGATGGTGTCATTAAAAATGAAAATGATCTAATCCGTCGTTATCGTGAAGTTGCAACATATAGCGATTGTGATGGTGCCATTGAAGATATTGTTAGTGAAGCAATTGTATACGATGAAGAAGATCAAACAGTTACTATTAATTTAGATGACGTTGATGTTTCTGAAAGTATTAAGAAAAAAATTCGCATTGAATTTGAAGAGATAGTTAAACTATTAAAATTCCAAGAACGTGGTCATGAAATTTTTCGCACTTGGTATGTTGATGGTCGTATTTACTATCATATTCTTTTAGATGAAAATAATTTAAAACAGGGAATTGTTGAGTTACGTTACATTGATCCACGTAAAATTCGTAGGATTAAAAATGTAGTTAAGTCAAGAACTCCTCAGGGTGTTGAAGTTGTTAAAGAAGTTCAAGAATATTATCTTTACAATGATAAAGGTATTACTGAACAAACAACTCAAGGTGTTAAGTTATCTTTAGACTCAGTGGTTTATACACCATCTGGTTTCTTAGATGCTAATACTGGTATGATGATGTCTTATTTGCATAAAGCAATTAAGCCAACTAACCAATTAAAGATGATTGAAGATTCTTTAGTTATCTACCGTATTAGTCGTGCGCCTGAACGTAGAATATTTTATGTTGACGTAGGTAACTTGCCAAAAGTTAAGGCAGAACAATACGTTAATGATATCATGAACAAGTTCCGTAATAAGATTGTTTATGATGCAACGACAGGCGAGGTCAGAGATGATCGTCGCCATTTGTCAATGATGGAAGATTTCTGGATGCCACGTCGTGAAGGTGGTAAAGGTACTGAGATTACTACTCTTCCAGGTGGTCAAAATCTTGGTGAGATTCAAGATATTGAATACTTCCAGCAAAAATTATATCGTTCATTGAATGTGCCAATTGGTCGCCTTCAACAAGATGGTGGTTTTAGCATAGGTCGTGCGCAAGAAATTAGTCGTGATGAGGTTAAGTTTAATAAGTTTATTATAAGACTACGTCAAAAGTTTAGCCACATATTTACTGATGCACTTCGTGTTCAGTTAATCGCTAAAAATATTATGCGCCCAGAAGACTGGGAACTAATTAAACAAGATATTCGTTACAATTATGTTGTTGATAATCATTATGCTGAATTAAAAGATAATGAAATTTTAATGGGTCGTTTAAATGCCCTACAATTAATTGAACCATATCTTGGTAAATTTTATTCTATGGACTGGGTTAAGAGAAATGTTCTTTACCAGACTGAAGATGAAATTGAAGAAATGCAAGCTGAAATGGATTCTGATGAAGAATACCATGTAAGTGATGCAGAAAGAACTGGACAACTTGCTGGTGTTACCCAAGCTGCTCAACAGAATTTTTTACAAGCAAATGCGCCACAGGCTGCTGAAGCACCAGTTGCTGATGCTCCAAAACCTGCTGGTCAATAAGGAGATATTATGAGTACATTAGATTTAGTGTCGGCGATTATTAATAAAGATGCAACTGGAATTGAAACTGCATTTAATGACGCAATGGCGGAAAAGATTTCTACACGTTTAGATGATATGCGTACTGATGTTGCGCAATCAATGTTTAATCAAGAAGAACCAGTAACCACTGAAGAAGAATGAAATATTACGAATTAAAATCTTCTCTTAGAAAATCTAACATTGTTGAAAGTGTTAGATCCTATCGCCAGTTAATAGAAATGACTGACGAAGGTAAGATTTTAATTAATGGTTTAAACACTGATCATAAGACTATCGAAGAAGCAAGAAAATATATTAAAGAAGATTACGATACACATCAATTAGCTGGCAAGATTACAAAAGATACATATCAGGAAATTTCGGAACATACGGTAGCCAGTATTATTAAAGAACACCACGATATTAAAGTTACTGATACATTAATAGAATCATACGTAGAACTTGCTTCTTCAAATATTTTTAGTGTTGACCCAGTCGTTCATAAAATTCGTTCTTTAAATAAACTTGATAGAATCGTTGAAGGCAAATTGCACTATGTGCTTGCTGATAACTCCACAGTTGCAATAAATGAAGATACACAAGATATCCTAAATAAGTTATTAGGTGATCAAACAGAGATTATCGAGTATATGAGAGAATCAAAAGATAACTTCTTTCACGTGCTTGAACAAATAGAGGAATAAAAATGGCTGTCTTATTTACAACTGTTAAAAATACAAACCAAGAAGTAATCGTACATTTTGATACTGTTGCTGCTGAAACTGGAACCCTTACTATTGCTAACTTAGGTGCTGCTACTCAGGCTAGAAATTCTGATACACCAACTGTTAACATTGTTAAGTTTATTTCTACTGGTGCGGATGGTGCTACATTGCGTATTACTCGCAATAGCAAAAACATTATTGCATGCGCCCCAGAAAATGCTCCATTCTTAGATTTTAATTCTAATGGTTTTGCTGACACAACTAACAACACATATGATATTGTTGTTAACAATGATGTAGCAAAACCAGTTACTGGTTATTTAATTTTACGTAAAGTCGCTGGTTGGTCTACTACAGTTGAGACTGCTACTTACGGTTCTTATGACGATCCAACTATTGTTGGCGCTAACACTAGCTTATCAGGACACCCATAATGAAACTTATTAGAGAAGTTTTTGATACAACTAACTTAATCGTTGAAGAAAAGTTAGGTAAACCAAAACAATATTTTATTGAAGGTGTTTTCCTTCAATCAGAAATTACTAACCGCAATGGTCGTATGTACAAAGAAAGTACAATGGATCGCGAAGTTGGTCGTTATATTAAAGAAGCTGTAGAGAATAATCGTGCATACGGTGAACTAGGTCACCCAGAAGGTCCAGGTATTAATCTTGATCGTGTATCACATATGATTACTTCTTTACGCAAAGAAGGTACGAACTATATTGGTCGTGCTAAAATTTTAGATACTCCAATGGGTCAAATCGCTAAAGGTCTTTTAGAAGGTGGCGCAAACCTTGGTGTTTCTTCAAGAGCAATGGGTTCACTTAAGACTAATAACGAAGGTGTACAAGTTGTTCAAGATGATTTCATGCTGTCTACTGCAGCTGATATCGTCGCGGATCCTTCAGCCCCAGATGCTTATGTACGTGGCATTATGGAAGGTAAGGAATGGACATTTGTTGATGGAAAGTTTGTGGAACAAAATATTGAAGAGGTAAAATCTTTCATTAAGAAAACTTCTTCTAGAAATCTAGAGGAAGCAAAGATTCGAGCTTTCCAACACTTTCTGAGTAAAATCAGATAATTAATAAATAAATAATAGAACTATCCAGTTAGGAGAATAACGATGTCAATCGAACAAAAAATCGCTGAAATTTTAGCAGAGTCTAAGAATAAACAATTAGATGAAGCCAAATTGGCTGGCGCTGAAACAGGTAAAAAAGATGTTACTGCTCATTCTGCAGGTGGCGATAAAGAGCCTATCCGTAAAGGTGATGCTGTTAAAGCAACTAAACCAGAAGATGAGCCAAGCAATGCTAAGAATGACGTGCAAACCCAAGAAGATGCTGAGAAAGGTCCAGAAGGTTCTATGAACCCACACAATGGCGACCAGACTCCAGTTCGCAAAGGTAACGCTGTTAAAGGTGTTAAGGAAGATTTAGATGCTATGTTTGGCACTGAAGATCTTTCAGAAGAATTTAAAGACAAAGCTGCTATGATTTTTGAAGCTGCAGTTATGTCACGTGTAACTGCTGAAGTTGCACGTTTAGAAGAAGAGTTCGAAGCAAAAGTAGCTACTACTGTTGCTGAAGAAATTGAGGGTATTGTTGAACAAGTTGATGGATACCTCGGCTATATTGCTGAGCAGTGGATGACACAGAATGAAATCGCCCTTGAGCGTGGTATTAAGTCTGATATTTTAGAAAGTTTCGTTGATGGTCTGAAAGGACTATTCGAAGAACACTATATTGATGTTCCTGAAGAAAAGTATGACCTACTTGCCGACATGGAAGAAACAATTGGTGAACTTAAAGCGAAGATTGATGAACAAGTTGCTGCTAATATTGAGTTGACTAAATCAGTTAACGAAGCAAAGCGTAGCGAAATTGTTAAATCAATCAGTGAAGGTTTAACTGACACACAAGCTGAAAAGTTTGCTGGTTTAGTTGCTGAAGTTACTTTCGATGATGCTGAAACTTATGAATCTAAAGTTAAGACTTTACGTGAATCTTATTTCACTACTAAAACTACATCAGGTGTAACATCTGTTGTAACTGATACTCCAGTTGAAGTTATCACTGAAGCTGGATCAAAGCGTACAGACCCAAAAATGTCTGCTTATCTATCAGCACTCAACAATTAATAAATTTTTAAATAAAGGAATCCAAAATGGATCGCAAACAATTAATGGAAAAATGGGCAC